CGACGCTGGCGCGAACACCGCAGCAATCTACAAGAACGGGGCTCTGCTTTACACGGCGACACTGACAGGCACATCTGGCGGCGCAATGCCTTATTTGGCAAACCCGTCTGGCGCTCAAGCTGCTGTTGGTTACGTCAACTTCGGTCAACGCTCGTTCGCTCAAACTCCGCCAAGTGGCTTCAAAGCACTGAACACGCAGAATCTGCCTGACAGCACAATCAAGAAGGGCAACCAATATTTTGATGCGACGACTTACACGGGTACTGGCTCATCTTTATCAGTTGCAAACAGTGGCTCAATGCAGCCTGACTTGATTTGGTTGAAGCGCAGAGATGGCTTATCGTGGCACGTACTGTCTGATTCAGTTAGAGGCGCTTCAAAAGCATTATGGTCAAACGCAACAGACGCAGAAACTGCATATTCAAGTTTTGTAACATCATTTAACTCAAATGGTTTTACTTTGCCATCAAATGTAAGTGGCGATCCTATCTATACAAACGTAAGCGGTCAGACCTATGTCGGCTGGCAATGGAAAAAAGGCGCGACCCAAGGCTTTGACATCGTGACCTATACGGGTAATGGAACCAACGGCAGGACAATCAGCCACTCTCTTGGTGTTGCACCTAGTATGGCAATTATTAAGAACAGGGATAATACATATTCGTGGATGGTGAAGCACTCCTCTTTGGCTTCAACGTATAACGTCAGATTACAAGATACAGGAGCAGCCACCGCTGCATTTGGAAGCGGGTATGTTGATGGTCTCACATCATCCGTATTTACGTTATACACAGGTGCCAGCGACATTAGGAACGTCAACGGAAACACAGAAAAATATGTCGCCTACCTGTTCGCAGAAGTGGCGGGATTCTCCCGCTTCGGCAGCTACACGGGCAACGGCAGTGCTGATGGGCCGTTTGTGTATTGTGGGTTTAGGCCACGGTATATTTTGTTGAAAGTCTCAAGCACTACGGGTGATTGGGTAATCTACGACACATCAAGAGACCCATACAACGCCGCTGGTTTGTATTTGTATCCTGACTCATCTGCGGCTGAAGCTGGTAGCGGTACTCCTAGATTGGATTTTCTTTCCAATGGATTCAAGTTGCGCCAGACAGGACAAGACAACACCAGTAGCGCAACGTACATATTTGCGGCCTTCGCAGAAAACCCCCTGAAGTATAGTTTGGCCCGATAAGTCACTCGCAAAATAAAGGAAAACAATATGTTTATGTTAAACGACAAGCTCTTGCCGCTTGACACCCCTTTTACTGTGGGTGAAGGTGACGAGGCCATTCAATATCCAGCAAACTGGCTGCGATTGTCTACTCTAGAGGAAAAAACTGCTATCGGCATTACCGAAGTAGCTGATCCTGAAACCTATGATGATCGCTTCTATTGGGGCGTAGGTAATCCAAAACAATTGGAAGATGAGACTGTCACTCCGGAAGGTCAGACAGAGCCCATCACTACAAAGGGATTGAAATCTCAGTGGATTGCTCAACATAAAAATACAGCAAACACTCTGCTTCAGCCTTCTGACTGGATGGTGTTACGACAGTTGTCTCGTGGTGTAGGTATCTCCCACATCTACGAAGACTATCGTACTGCTGTAATTGATGAATGTACCCGTTTGGAAACAGCCATCAATGCTTGTACTTCTGTAGAAGAACTGGCAGCAATTCAACCTTCTTGGCCTAAGCTGGAGTCATGATGGAAGAAATCTCTCACAAAGAAATTTATGAGAGACTCCTTTCAGTTGAAGGTGAAGTTAAAACTCTGGCAACTAACACGGCTGCTGTAGTACAAGCCTTCGATGCTGCTCAAGGTGCTTTTCAGTTCCTAGAGTTTCTGGGAAAACTAGCTAAACCACTAATGTGGATTGGTGGTTTGTTTACAGCATTAGCTGTGGCTTACCAACACATGACAGGACGTTAATATGCCTTTGACCATCCTTGCTGGAATTAATGCGGCTGCTGCTGCAATTCAGCAGGGCTGTGAGCTCTATAAAGAGTATAAGGGCACTGTACTAGAAGCCAAGAAGTCTTTCGATGAGGCTAAGGGCATTGTCCTAGAAGTTGCAGAAGCTGGTAACGGTATTTGGAGCTTCCTTAAGTCTAAGCTTTTTCCTTCTGAAGAACCTCCTAAACCGGTCTCCTCTGTTGTAAAGAAAGCAGAGGATAAACCCCAGGAGGTTTCTTCTTATGAAGGAGATTTAGACGAAGACGTCATTAAGAGTAACCTAGTCAAGAACTTAAAGGTTGTCTTTAAGGGAATGATTGCTCTTGACAAAAAGATTAAACAGCAGCAGGAAATAATCGACACACAAGAGATTGATCCTGACAAGCTACTAGACATGTCTTTAGACCATGTAATTGCTCAAAAAGAGATGGCTAGAATACAAAAGGAACTCAGAGAAACTATGGTGTATCAGAGTCCTCCTGAACTAGGAGCTCTGTACACAGACGTTATCTCCATGTTTGATCTTGTAAAAGAGAAACAGGAAGTAACTCATCTGTTAAACATTCGTAAGAGGAAAGAAGAATATCAACATAAGTATAATATTCGTTCCAAAATAAGACATAGAATTTCATGGGTAATAGTGGTGTTTCTAATCGTGGTGGAAATATGGGGACTAATTCTGTCAATTCATCTAGCGAGACACTATTCGTAAGTTTTCTCGTTTTCCTTACATTACTATTTTTTATAATTCTTCCATTTGAACTGTACCTATACATCATTGTAAAAGATGCAGTTGAGATGTGTTATAAGGCTAAAAATGGATAAACTCCTTGACATGCTAAAGGGCGCAGCCCCTGCATTAGCTACAGCAGTTGCTGGTCCTATGGGCGGCATGGCTGTTAAGGCTATAGCAGACAAGCTGGGTGTTACCCCTTCTGTTTCAGAAGTAACAAAGGCTCTGGAAGCAGATCCTGAACTAGCTCTTAAGCTAAAAGAAATTGACACCCGCGCATTTGAAGCAGAAACAAAAGCTGTTACAGAGCGTTGGCAAGCTGATATGGCTAGTGACTCTTGGTTGTCGAAGAACATTCGTCCCTTGACGCTCATTGCCATCTTTATAGCCTACTTCTTGTTTGCTAGTCTGAGTGCTGCTAACATCAACGTTAACGAAGCCTATGTTAAGCTTCTGGGTGAATGGGGTCAGTTGATTATGCTGGCATACTTCGGTGGACGTACCGCTGAGAAAATTATGGGAAATAAGAAATGAATGAATTTCAACGAGAAATAATTAAAATTGCTAAATGGATGGCTGGTACACTGTGTTTTGTTGTATTTGCCATGACTTTAGCTTTGTTGGTAGGTTTGTACATGCCTAACAGTGTCATTGACAATAAAGATGTATTTCCTATCATTGCTCCAGCATTTTCTACTATTGTTGGTGGTTTTATTGGCTGGCTAGCAGCTATCAAAATGAATAAAGCATCGGAGGATGAGAATGCAACTGAGTGAACATTTTACCCTTGAAGAAGCAACCTACTCCGAAACAGCCGTCCGTCTGGGCATCAATAACCAACCTTCTACCTTGCAGCTCGCAAACATGCAACATGCTGCACAAGGTTTGGAAAAGGTTCGTGATGAAACTGGTCCTCTCCGCGTTAATAGTTGGCTCCGCTTGCCGGATGTGAACGTAGCGGTTGGCGGTTCTAAAGTGTCTAGCCACATGGATGGTTGGGCAATTGACGTTAGTTCCTCTAAGCTAACCCCTTACGAACTGTGCCAAGCTGTAAAGAAAGCTGGCATCAAGTTTGACCAAATGATTCATGAGTATGGCCGCTGGATGCACATTAGCTTTGCTCCAGAAATGCGCCAGCAAGAACTTACAATCTTTAAACCCGAAGGCAAGTATAAACCAGGTATTCTTACCGAAGCTGAATACCATAAAGCATAAGGAATCCTATGAGCACTTCTGGTACAACAACCTGGAAGCTGAACCGCAACGAAATTATTTCTGCTGCCTTGCGTAAGCTGGGCGTGTTGTCTGGTGGTAGCTCTCCTGAAACTTATCAAATTACCGATGCTACACAAGCCCTTAATGCTCTTGTTAAGGGTTTGGAAACGGATGGAATGCCTCTATGGTCCATTAAGAGTTACGACTTCACAACTGTAGCTACTGACCCAGATTACCCCATCGGTGTAGGTAAAACTCTGAACACTCCTAAGCCTCTGAAGATTATCCAAGCATGGCGTAGTTCAGGTACACAATACTCCAACGTTCCATTGAACATCTATACCAACTACAACTACGATATCTTGCCGTTGGTTAATTCTTCTGGAACCCCTGTTAACCTTTACTACCAACCTCTGCGTGAGGATGGTATGATTAATCTGTGGCCTAAGCCTAGCGATAGCACAACTACAATTACTATTCGCTACCAAGCTCCTTTCGAGGATATGACCAGTTCCACAGACGATCTAGACTTTCCTTCTGAATGGACAGAAGCCGTCATCTACTTACTTGCTACTCGTCTTGCTCCTGAATATGGTATTCCTTTGCAAGATCGTCAGCTCTTGAAGAAAGAAGCAGATGAACTCCACGCTCTGGCCTTGTCGTTTGGCACTGAAGAAGGCAGTTTTTATTTCCAGCCAGATACCGCCGGTCGTAAGTAATGCCTTTTAAAAACCCAGACGTTGCCAAAGAATACTTTAAAGAGCGACATAAAAAACAATACTCTCCTGAAAAGAGTAAAGCATATTATGAAGCCAATAAAGATAAAATTCTAAAACGCAGTCGTGGAAATCATTTACGACGAGCTTATAACCTAACTGAAGAACAGTATGATGAAATGGTTAAAGCTCAAAATAATCTTTGTGCAATCTGTAATCAACCAGAATATAGGATTATGAAGACAAAAGAGTTAAAACCTCTTTCTGTCGATCATAACCATACAACCGGTAAGATTCGTAAACTACTCTGCAATGATTGTAATGCAGCCATTGGTTTTGCAAAAGAGGATGTTCAACGACTAAAACAAATGATTGATTATTTGGAGATCCACAATGATTGACTTCTTCCAACCTGACACTGCTGGACGGAAACGTTAATGCCATATAGTAAAAACCCCGTAATTCAAACATACGAGACAAAGCGAGTCAACTTTATCTCTAATCCGCAACAGCGTAGTAGCGATCCTAATAAAGACTTCCGTTTAGTTAACATGATGACGGAGGTGATTACTTCTCCTATTGGTGATAACAAGAAGTACTACATTAAGAGTCGTGCTGGTCTTACACAAGCCTATACAACACAAACAGGTGAAGGTAGGGGAGTTTTCTACTGGACATATGGTGGTAATAGCTACTGTATGGCTGTAGTGGGAAACAAAGTGTATGCTAACGGTGCTGCCGTTCTGACTCTCACAACTTCTACAGGTCACGTCGGTTTTACAGAATTCTTGACTAGTACAAACGTAAGTAAACTTGTGTTGTTGGATGGTACAAAAGGATATGTGTTCTCTGCTTATAATACAGCAGCACAAATCACTGATGTGGATTTTCCATCCCCCCACGTACCAACTCCTGTTTACTTGGACAACTATTTATTTGTTGCTAAGGCAAACACTGCAGACATTTACAACAGTGATCTAAATGATCCCTCTGCATGGACTGCTGGCAACTATATCACTGCTAACATGTATCCAGATACGATCAAGGCGTTGTCTAAAAACAACAACTTCTTGTACGCTGTTGGTTCTAATAGTATTGAATACTTCTACGATAATGCTAATGCCTCTGGTAGCCCATTGTCTAAACAACCCACTGCCGTACAACAGTTCGGTACAGCCTCAGGCGCTTCTGTTATTCAAACAGATAAAGAGGTCATCTTGGTGGGTGAAACAAGTGATGGTGGACACACTGTCTGGACTGTTGATGGTTTTAAAGAAACTGAAATTGGTATTCCAGCAGTAAAAAGTGCATTGCAAGCAGAAGGCAGTAGTATTTCATCTTGTCGAGCCTTTGGTATTCGTGTTAGTGGACAAAAACTTTATATTCTTTGTTTAACACAACGAACATTTGTGTATAGTTTTACAACTAAAATGTGGAGCGAATGGCAGAGTGGTTCTTCTGCCTTTGTTGGTTATGATGGTTCTGATGGACCTAATGGCACTCCATACATCTTGGATGCTACCAACGGTAAAGTTTACACAATGAGTGAGACTGCTTTTACAGATAATGGTACAGCGTTTGATTGTACTGCTGTAACTGCTAAACTGGACTTCGAGAACATCAACCGTAAGTTCATGTATCGTTTGTCCATTATCGGAGATGTTCCTGATGATGCAGGAACTTACAACACGGTATATGTCTCATGGTCTGATGATGACTATAAGACGTGGAGCACAGAACGATCTCTAAACTTCAATGCAGATTTGCCTGCTATACACCAACTAGGTCAGTTTAGACGACGTGCTTTTAAACTTCGATACTCTTCTCCTAAACTATTCAGGATTGAAATGATTGAAGTTGACATTAACAAAGGGAGCGTATAATGGCTGAAGGTTTACCTCCACCACCCCTTAAAAGTGAAGTTGGTGATTTTAACTGGCTTGATTGGTATAACAAACTGTACCGTTACTTAAAAACAACAGGATCCATTGCTTGGTCTTCCATTGATTTTAGTGGTAGTAATATCACTGACATTCAAACAAGAGATCACAATAGTTTACAAGGTTTTCAGGGCGGTACTGCAGGTGAGTATTATCATCTAACCGCTGCACAATATGGTGTTTTAACCAACACGCCTCCTTATGGTGCATTTCATAGTGAACAAACTCAATCTGTAAGCACGATTAATACTCCTACTCAAATTACATTTGACATGGTGGATTATAATAATTTAATTAATCTTGCTTCAAATGAGTTTACTGTGACACAAGCAGGTTTATATAATGTTCAATTTAGTATACAGACTACAAACACCGATACTCAAGCACATGATCTTGATATTTGGATACGTCAAAATGGATCAGATGTAAACGATTGTGCTAGTGTTGCAACAGTGACGGGAACACATGGCGGACAACCAGGATATAATGTGGTGGCTGCAAACTTCTTTGTACGCTGTGCTACTAATGATAAACTTCAATTTTGGTGGTCTTCTAACTCTACTCAAGTTCAGTTAAATTATCTACCGCCAATCACAACACCGTTTACTAGCCCAGGAGCTCCTTCCATTGTGGCAACGTTTACTTATGTTGCAGTTTAAATTTAAAGGAAAAAGTTATGGGATGGATTTCTGATATTGTAAGTGCTGTGGCAAGTCCCGTGGTGGATGTTGTCAAGAGTGTTGCAAGCCCAGTTGTTAGTGCTGCTCGTGGTGTAACAGGTGGTTTAGCTGGTGGTGTTGAGAACCTCACTGGTTTGAATCTAAGCAATCCTGCTACTCTAGCTGCTCTAGGTTTGGCTGCATATGGATACA